ACTAATAATTTCATTCAAATCGTCATCAATTCTCCTAATGAGAACGCTCGAAATAAATCCGACACCAAAGCAGTACCTCGCGTGGCAAGCGTTTCAGAATCCGAAGATTAGAGAGATACATTTCGGAGGAGCGGCTGGAGGTGGAAAGACATGGCTTGGGTGCGAATCTCGAATTGTTCGGGCATACGCATATCCAGGCTATAAGAGCTTTATTGGACGAAACGAACTGACGAGGATTATGGGGTCGGCATTTATTACCTTTGGAAAGGTTTGTAAGCATCACGGCATTTCATCAGATGATTGGTCGCTAAATGGAAAGTATAACTACATCGAGTTTCGAAACGGAAGTCGAATTGACCTCCTCGACCTCGCGCATAAGCCAACCGACCCGATGTATGAACGCTTAGGGTCGCTCGAATACACCGACGGATGGATTGAGGAGGCGGGCGAAGTTCCCTTCATGGCAGTAGATATTCTTCAGAGTCGTATTGGTCGACACCTGAACTCGGAATTAGGCATTAAGCCGGACACTCTTTACACCTACAACCCGAACAAGGGATGGGTCTATCGTGTCTATAAAGCGTGGCGAGATGGCACTCTTGCTGATGATGTTGCATTTATTCAATCGCTCTATTTGGACAATTCGTACACCGCAGAGATATATGGGGCGCAACTTGCTCGCATTAAGGATGCGGGGATGCGTGCTCGACTTAGGGATGGGTCATTTGAATATGACGATGACCCAACCGCTCTTATGGACCACGATTCGATTCTTGACCTATTTACAAATACTGTTGATTCGAGTGAGGAGAAGTTTATGTCGATAGATGTCGCGAGGCACGGCGTAGATAAAACCGTTATCTATCTATTCCAAGGAATGAAATTATATGGCGTTCGAATCTACCAGAGACAAGACACCGCTGTAACCTCCGAAAAGGCACGAGCAATTGCGAGTGATGAGCGAATTCCGTACAGTCATTGCCTTGCGGATGAAGATGGGATTGGTGGTGCGGTCGTAGACAATAATAAGGGATTCGTCGGCTTCATAGCGAATAGTCCGCCCTTAGAGAATCCGAATACTGACGAGAAGGAGAACTACCAGAGCTTGAAAGCGCAATGCTCGTACGAGCTTGCAAGGGCAGTAAACATTCACACTCTCGCGGTTCAAGTAGCGACTAATCAGTTTAAATCGGAGGTTCCCGGCATTACCTACGAAGTTTGGAAGGAGATGCTGATTGAGGAATTAGAGGCGATTAAATCGAAGGATAAGGACAAAGACGGCAAGCTGAAGGTGCGAAGCAAGGAGGATGTAAAGGAGGAAATTGGCCGGTCGCCCGACTTCTCGGATACTTTAATGATGCGGATGCGCTTCAACTTCAAGCTTCCTAATGCGAACTCATTTGTTATTCGTCGTCCCTCATGGGCGGGCTACAACAAGCGTGGTTGAGTTTGCGATGAAAACGTAGTATAATACATCTAACGTGCTCGGTCTTATCACCAAGGAGCGAACGCCGCAATCAGTCTACCAACCCTCGCAGGATGTGGTGGGCTTAACTATTGTTGCAAAAGAGACGGCGCATCTCGGAAACGAGATTTTACATAAGGCATGGCCTGAATTGAACGGCTATTCGGTGATTGACCGAATGAACAAGGACCAGCGCACCTTTCAATCATTTGTCGATGAGTCTATAGAGAACCCAGATGAGGCATGGAAGTGGATTGGCACTCGCAGCCTCGCCCGAAAGAAGGCATTTGCGATGCATGCCCACTTGACGTCGTCGTATATCATCCCGCAGGTATTTCCTCAGAATAGCGGTCAAGACGAAGACAAGTCGATGGCTGAGGCGATGCGTGACATCCTTGAATGGGAGACTATCAATTCAAACTACCGCCCCGAATTCTTGATGACGACGATGGGGATGTTAGTAAATCCGGTAACCTACATCCAAGCCGACTACAATGAGGTTTATCAGAAGATTAAAGAGAAGGGCAAAATTCGTCTCCAACTTTTTGAGGGTACGGTTATTGCGCGCAAGCACGGTACCGAGGCCGGAGCCACTTTCACGGTCCGTAAAGTGGCCAGTGGTGTGGGAACCGAAAAAATCTTCCCGCTCTACTCGCCCAACATTGATAAAATTGAAGTGGTGAAACGCTCCAAGGTCCGCCGAGCTAAACTTTATTATATTAAAGACAAAGCGGCTCGCGAAGTGAAAAAGCGGATGCGCACCCTCTCTACCAATATTATCCAAAATTTAGGCGAGGATGAAGTTGAGGCGGTAGCGGCAGAGACCAAAAGCGAGTAAAATATAAAAAATCATCAATCCGGCGCGGGTGGCGAAATTGGTAGACGCGCTACCTTGAGGTGGTAGAGCCCGCAAGGGTGTGGAGGTTCGAGTCCTCTCCC